CCTTGCCTCCAGATGAGCTTTCAAAAAATTTACTTATAGTCGTATCCCATAAATCCTGTATTGGGTTTGTAGCCTCAGAAGACATTATTGAAGGATCTTCAAAAGACATGTTGGGTCCTTCAAGCATTTTTTTCATGCCTTTAACTTGTGACACCATGTTTGTTAGCACTGGAATAACGTCTATTAAGCCTGTTAGCATCTTCGCTTTCTTAGCGACAAACTTAACTTTCTTAAATCCGCCGCGGCCAAACTTGTCATCTCCGAAGCTGTAAATTTTGTCCATAAGATCTTTTAAGAAACCGGAATCTCCAAAGCCTGATTCTAGAAGGCCTGTCATAATCTGCTTTACGTTTTCTAGAGCTCCCTTTATTTGTCCTGTCGTGTAGTTACCGGCTCCTTTTTTAGAGTTTCCAGCTAATACGGTCATCGCCTTACCCATAGCATTGGTTACTGACCCTAGCGCTGTCATGGTTGCTGCTATAGCTTCTGATTTATTTTTTAAGACCGACGGGTCAGATTTAATTTCTACTCCGTCAAAGAACGTAAGCATACCCTTCATTATAGGTAAAAGACCGTCGGAAGAAATCCGAGTGCCCTCCATTTCTTTTCCGCCTTTAGTATACCAACCAGACCCCCCGGTTAAAATCGCTCCTATTTTATTAATGCTTTTATGTAAAACAGGGTAATCGTTCCAGTCTTCACCGCCTAACGACTGAATCATTTTCATGAATCCTGTCATAGCTTTAGATATACTAAGAATAGAATCTCCAGCAGGTTTCATTATTTTTGCAACCCTTGATATGTTTTTACCTTCTGATTCCGATATGGTAAACTCTTTTAGCGCAGTCATTATTGAAGTAACTGCAGCTCCCATTGCAGTCATGACGCCCGGCAGAGTTTCTCCCAAGGCCTTCATCGTGTCTCTTACTTTATTTGCACTGATGCCAAAGTCCTTAGTATCATAGTCTGCATAAGAAAACATGCCGCCTTCTTCTGTCATTATTGTTCTTACGTCTCTAGAATTTTTAAGAACGACTTGTACTGGCGCCATAATAGCACTGAGCATAGCGCCGGCTGCTTTCATTAAAGGAGCGGCGGCTTCTGCGGATTTTATTTGTGCCGGTGTCAAATCCGTTAAGCTGGAGACTATCGTAGTTACCACATCTTGTATTCCGCCAAAGACGTCTCTCATACCTTCGTTGACTGTTTCTAGAACCGACCTAATGTCTGCTGGATCTACCGGGTTTTTTCTTTGGGCAGAGGTTAAGCCTGCTGCTACCTGGCCCATTGTTGCAGTTACGTTAATCATAGGCTCTAGAGCCTTCATAACTTTTTCTACTGTTTCAACTGCCAGCTTAGTTTCAGCCGGGTCTTTACCTTCTATCGCAGAAACTATATTAGTTATTATTGCAGGCAAAAATTCTAACATCGTGTCAGTAACGCCTTTAAGCATTCTGAGGCCATCTGTAATAGGATCTCTTCCGGAAATTATTGCAACAAGCGCAGTTTTAATGCCGGCAGACATTAACGCGCCCACTGTCATTACAGTTGTTTCCATTATTTTTACGGTTAATGTAGCAGCCTTTGATGCTTTTTCTATAGAGGCAACAGAAAATTGACTAAAAGCGAATATAAAAGATACGGCAAAAGCTGAAATGGCCAAAGCAACGACCCCTAATGTTTTTAGACCTACTGCCATCAACCCTGCCGCTACGCCCATTGTTTTAGCTATGACCAAACCTATTGTCATGGCAGCTGTAGCTAATACTATTATAGAACCCACCATTGTAGTCATAATTCCCATGAAGCCCAGAACGCCTTTGAGGTCTAGACCTTTAGACATGTGACCTATTGCTACCGCAATCAACCCCAACTTTACTACGACTAATGAAAGCACAGCTATTGCACCTACTGATTTCATTATCAGAGGTTCAGGCAACATGCCAATTTTTGCAGCAGCTCCTCCTAACAAAGCAACAGCAAAAGACACTCCTACTAATGCGACCGCGGCAGCTCCAATAGCCTCAATAGGAACAGACAATACTGATATGAGTTTAGCTAGCCCTATAGTTACGAGTCCTAAAGCGGTCAAAAACACGCCGCCTATTATAGCCAAGTTAATCGCTGCTTTTGCTACTTCGCCAGCAGTCATAGTAGCCAGAGCCCCTATAACCGTTCTCATTTCTGCTGTTTGAGTTACAGCCATGCCAGGCGCTCCACCAAAAATCATTGTTGATACAACGCCGGCTAAAACGGCACTAACAACCGCTTTACCGACACTGAAAGTTATGACTGCGCCCATATAGTACAGCAGCCATTTTCCAAATTCTTTGAGGCCTGCCATAACGTGCGGTTTTGATAACTCCCACGCTACAGTAAAAAATTCTCCTAATGCAGTTCCTAACAAGGGTAAATTATTTTCTAAAGATGTAAGAAGTGGATCCATTATATCGGTCCACCACCCTCCTACCTCTCTCAGGTTGTCAAAACTGCCTGTTCTTAAAAAATCTGCAAGATAACCTAGCCCTTTAGTTATTTCAGGAACAACATAATCTATTAGCTGGGCTGACAATCCGGAAAGTGCTGTTAGTGCAGTTTTAGCTCCATCTTGAAGTATCTGAAATAAAAATCCTTTTTGAGAGAAAAAGTTTGAAAAAGCGTGCTTTATTCTCATTATAAAGCTATCAAAACCAGAATTAGGATCTGCTTGTAGATCTATAAAAAGCATTCTAAATGCTTCTTTTACTCCCTTTAGTAATACCCCTATGGTTTTAGGTTCAAAAAACTCCTTAAGCGCACCGGCCATATCAGATACGCCTGGAAACAAAGCCATAAACATCTTACCGACTTCTCGGCCTGCATAGAAAGTCATTCTTAGTGCCTGAGCCAGGTTTACTAACATCCCTCTCATCTCTTTTGACCTAAAGATACCGTCTAAAAATCCAGAAGAAAAAGCGTCGAAAAACCCTTTGAATTGTTTTTCCATCTGGTGGACAACTTTTGCTATATTTTTAGCTATGCTTGATAAGATCTGCTCTGTACTTTTACCCTCTTTCTTTTTGTCTTTTACAGCGTTTTTTATGTCATTGTAAGACATAGAGAGGCCTCTGTTAGAAAAAGCCAAGGCAATGGTCTTCTGATCCATGTCGCCTAGTGCTGCGCCCAGGTTTCTTCTTGCAATACGACCCATTCCCTCTATTGATTTACCTGATTTTTTAAACTGCTCCTGAAGATACTGTAATCTTTCGGCCGGATCTTGAGTGCGCATTAGTTTCATTGCGTCGACATTTATGCCAAAAGCTCCTGCTAGCTTTGCTGCGGATTTTGCTGCGGTTTCAAAGTTATCAAACTTTAGAAGTCCTTGAAGGGCCTTTATTTCTATCCCTAGCTTTCTAGCGAAAGCTGCATTTTTAGCCATTGCATCAGGCCCCATTTCTCCAAACTCTTCAAAGTTTGAAATGATTTCACCCATGGCTTTACCGATAACTTTTGAACTTATCCCTGTTGCTCTTCTAGCAGCGTCTGCTGATGCGGCAAATTCTTCGTTTGCCTGAACCATTGTTTTTCCTTGGCTTACAGCAATTGCGCCCATGTGCATTTGTTGTTCTGCCGTTAATCCTAGGCCTCTCCTATATGCGTCTAGAAGCATTTGGTTATCTTCTAGTTCTGAAGCGAGTAATGATATAGCGCCGCCGGCCGCCTTTGCAGCTTCATTAAACGCTTTAAGCTTTGCAGCAGCACCTTGCTCATCTAATCCATACATGGAGCCCATGCTAAGCCCTGCTTTTGCTAAGGCTTTTGAATTTTTTTGTATTCCTTCTAAAGATCCCTTTACGGCTTTTCCTTCACCGCTAGCTAGATTACCGAATTCTCTAGCTATATCTTGCACCGCTTCCCTAACAGGAACCAGCATGTCGTGTGTTTTGGCAGCCATCTGTGCCAAACCTTCCATAATTTGAAAGGGAATGCTTAAAATGGTTTTTGTCAGCTTTACAAAAGCGCCAATTAGTGTACCGACTGCTTTTACTACGTTTGTTATTATCGCAAAAGCGCCTTTAAAAGCTGATACTACGCCTCCAGCAAATCCAACCAGAGCCGCGCTCTTAATTGCATTGCTCATGTTAAAGAAGCCCTTAGAAGCTTTTTCTGCATTTTGAGACGTTTGATCTAAAGATTCATTCAGCTCCTCTGTTCTGCCTTTGACTTCTTTAAGGCCATGGTCGATTTTTTTTATTCTTTCTTCCATGCCGTCAAGCTGCTTACATTCTAGGCCATTGCATACTTCTTTGGCCATCTTGGCTTGCGCGCCGAGTGCTTGAACTTGGTCTAACAGCATCTTCTGCCTTTTGGCTAAGACGCTATTAATCTCTTGCTGAATTTTTAGTTGTTTTCCTAAATCTTCTTCAGCCATGTTTTTTTACCGTAGACATCATGTTGATAATTATTATATTACTAAAGTTCACTACCATGATTGTTTTAAGTAAATCTAGCTAGCTTAGAAGGTACTTGGGCTCTAGCGTTTCCCTGCATTGCCCTTATGTCTGGTGTGTTTGCGTGTGCGGCTCGAGATGCTTGGGCATTCTGTTCGTTTGCCTTTTTAAATTCTTCGTTTATTCTTTGTATAAACCAAAACCTCTGCCATATTGGAAGCGAGTAAGCTTCTTTATAAGAAAAACCCATGTAGTACATAAGGTTAAAAATAGCCTCTAAAAATAAAGGCTTATCTTCAGGTGTCAGGCCAAAAAAACGAAGCCCCTAAGGGCAAATTTACCTCCGAACTTTCATCGCAGTGTGGGCAATCCATCCACGCCTTCATTTCTATACCGGGCTCATTGCTATCCATAAATTTTCTAAGCGTTAAAGAATCTCTAGCTGGCATATTTCTGATAAAGGTGTTTATTTTATTTTTATCGTTTATGCCGTCAACTGCAACAATCGAGTACTGAAGTCGTGTAGTAATTAAATTATCAGACTTCATCCCCTGTTTCTTTCTTCGCTCTTGAGCTACAGTCATTTCTGTCTCGTCTGCGCCTGTTAAAAACTTAAAATGAACTTTCTTTTTACTTACAGGTAAATCAAACTCAAACAGGTTAGCTCCTTCGGCGATCGGATTAAGTTCTAGATAACTAATAGGAAGCTCTGATAACATAAAGTCGTGCTTACTCTTATTGGTGCATGCAGGGCACTCTATTTCTACGTTGTATTCTGATCCATAGCCGGTAATTCTTAACGCAGTCATAAGCGCATTTCTATCGCCGGCGATCATTTCGTCTACGTTAATGGTCTTATCCATTATGCACGACTTTATTAGTTCTGTTATGACCGTGCCTTTCTTTATTAATGCACGTGAAGTTAATATATCCTCTTCTTTTGCAGTCATAGCTCTAATATCTACAGTTTGTCTTCCATGAAGCGAAGAATCAGCATCGTAGACTAACCCATTGGATGGAAGAGGAACGCTTTCTACAGGAACTTCTAAACCGAAATCATCCTTTAGAACATTTCTAGATTGGAAGCCTGCCCTCTGAGCAGCATCAGCTGTAAAGACAGAATTATTTTCTCTATTATCGTTTGACATGAAACACCCTTCTATAATTTAATATTTCAAATAAATGTAATTATAGATAGAACGCGTGTAAACAAGGTAAGTACAAAAAAATGAGACGCTCTAAAAAATTAGTACTGAAGTATACAGTTGTCAAATCTTAGTGTAAGTGAAATCTCTGTGGGATCACTAGCACCATAATCAAGATCACCAAAACCTGCGCTGGTGATAAAAGTGCCTTTTAGGTCCCATAGCTCTACGACTGTACCTACTGGGTCTAATAATTTAAGCTGGCAATCTCTCTTATAGAAATCAGCATAACCTGCACGGCCTGATACTGACTCAAAGTGAGTTCTTACCCATTCCATAACCTGCTGGGCTCCAGAGGGAGCAATTGGGTCATGCAATGTTACAGATACTGTATCGAAAGTAGTTTTACCCGCTACGTATCTAGTGTGATTCATGTAAGGAATTGTTATTTCCTCTGTGTTAATTGTTGGCCTATTAGCTGTCTTCATAAGAAAAGCATCGATACCTTCGATAGCAAAAACCCATCTAAACTTTCTTTTGGGTTCAAACTTATTTGGCAGCATATCCGATACTGGTAATGTATTTGGCATTTTTAAAAATCTCCTAATTCAGTGAGCATCTCTATATTAAATATGTATTGATAAAGATTTTTTCATATCTAATCTCTAATTATAAAATAGTCCTATTGGTTTTCTTCGTCAACCTCTATCTGTATTTCTTCATCTATGTCTGACATCATTAGCCTGACAGTTATTAACCCTCTTAAAATTTTCTTGTTTCTAGATAAAAAACTCACTGGGCCCTTTGCCAAACTCATGATATCTGTCTCTATTATATCGTCTGGGTGTGGTATTTGAACCGAAAAAGATTCTATGGTTCTATCATCAACTAGAGACTCCAAGCTGCTCTCTATTCTTTGAGAAAGAAGATCTTCCATTTTAGATCTATCGTTTTCTTCAAATAAAGCCCTTAGTGAAATATTTCTAACCGTTCTTCTTACTTGGATCATAGCCCTTCTGTGAGCTAAAAAATAATAAGATGATGCCTTTATAGCTGCCCTAGTTTTTCTATCTGTTTTTTCAAGAACGAAAGAGTTAAAAAGGTTTTCTACTTGTGTTTTTGCCTCGGTTAAGTAAATACCTGTACCGTCTCCGGAGCATATAGTATTTACGCCAGCGTCTGAAAACAACTTTTTCTGTCTATCAGTGTTAACTCTAAAGTTTTTTTCTGCATTACTTAATGGAAACAATCCATTTGAAACGCCTGTAGGGGAAGTTCCTATACCTACTGTATCTTGTGATCTAGCCATGATTATCGATGCAGCTGAAGATGCGGATATACTTATTTTTTCGCTATCTTCGCCAAGGTCTCTATCGCGTATTTTTAATCCAGGAAAAAAAGTAGAACTAAAACTAGAATCTATAAAGTTTCCCTTAAAGTTTGCTATAGATAAAGATCCTGAAAAAGCAGGGACCTGTCTTCCTAAACCTGATATGGATCCAGAAGTTACATCGTCATGAAGATTTCCAGAAGAGTCGTATTTTTCCATGTTAGATATATAAACAGTGTCGAATCTTTCTTCAGCTGTTTTTAAAGCCTCTAAAGATAAGACCGAATTTGATATTCCGGGAAGTATTATTGTATCAAAGTCACTATTCGACCTATCTTTTACAACGTTTAAGGCCTCTTTATAAGCAGAAAACGTTGGTCCATCATCTATAGAAGAATAAGAAGGCTCGTTTTGTTCGTCGTCTATAGATCTGTTTGTCTGCCTGTATTTCTGTTTATCAAATATATTTAAACCGTTAAAGCCTCCAAACATTACACAGGAAAACTTTGCGCCTTTATAAACTTTTTCTAAAAGAAGATCTTTAGGCTCTAAAAATCTAGTTGTATCCGCAACTTCATTATCATCAAACAAACTAGGGAAATCTGTTATATCTCCATCTCTTATATAGACAGCTGAATCCCAAAAATCTTGCTCTGTCATAAAAAGATCTTCCTCATTTCCCTGTAAGGAAACTATGGTCTTGTTATTTCCATCTAACTTTGCGGGCAACGCTATTTTCTCTAAAGAAAACTCGTTATTATTAAATTTATCGCAGTTAACTTGTTCTCCACCTAGAGTGTCTCTATCTGTATTATCTACAACCCATGGGTTTTGAACCATTTTATTAAAAGTTGGAAAAAATTTACAAAAAGATCCAGAGCTGTGAAGTTCTGGCATTGCTCCCCATGAAAAATAATCGTCAGCCTGCCTTCCTATCTGATTTATTCTTAGCGGAAAAGGGGGCTCTTTTATTCTTTTAAGAGCATTTTTCATTTGACTGCTTATTCCGGAATCATTTATAGAAAAAATGCTTTTGCCTTCATTTTCTTGCCCTGAGTCACCTGCTAGCATTAGGTGTGGCATTCCCCTAAACCCAAAAGGAAGACAAGATGGAGGTACTTCACCCATTTCTACACTAGGGTGTACTTCTACCCTAAACTTACCAAATGAAGCAGCAGAAACAGGAGCATATTTTCCGGAAACAACTGTCCTTTCCGACGACTCTAGATTATGAAAAGCGTGTGAATCTCCAATGACCTTAGATATAAAATTATCGCTAGACGGATCTAAACTAGCGCTCTGGAAAAGAATTGGACTTTCATTATTTTGGCCCGTTATCTCTATGTCAAAAACACCGTATGAATCTAGGTTTAGT